AGACTAAGAAATGCAACACCACAAGGAATTGCACAATGTTTTACTTGTGGAAAGATTGACCATTATAAAAAGTTACAATGCGGACACTTTCAAAGTCGCAGGCATCATGCAACCAGATGGAATGAACAGAATTGTGAAGTGCAATGTGTTAAGTGTAATATGTTTGAACAAGGTGAGCAATGGAAGTTTGGTTTAAAATTAGATGCTAAACATGGTATAGGAACATCAAAAGAATTAGAACAATTAGCTAGACAAACAGTTAAAAGAATAAGAACAGATTATGAAGATGATATTAGATATTATAAAGCAATTGTTAAAAACTTAAAAGAAGAAAAAGGAATTGAATAAATATTTTAATAACTTTGGAAAATGAAGAACCCATTATTTGCTAATAAACAGCATGAAATAATGTTAACTGAATTTTTAACAATGAACAAAGAATTAGTTGAAGATGTAGCAAATGATGTAAGATTAAAAAATTACAATGAAGTATTTGATATTGTTATTGACTACCATAATAACTATGGTAAGAACAGGACCAGTGGAAATTGGCATGACTGGTTAATGATTTTGCCAATTAACATATCAGTATTAACAAATGGATTCTTTGCAGCAGTAGAAACAAAAAGGAATCAATCAATTGTAAGGTCTTATAGAATTGTATTAAATGAATTAGTACATAATTTAGTAGACAAAATAGAAAAGTTAAAACCAGTAAATGAATAAAATATATATTATAATATCAGAACTTAGTGATACATTTAGAGAAATGTGCTATGGTATTACAAAAGACAAAGAAGCTATTGATGATGCTGTGCAGGAGTTAATGATTTACTACCTTCAAATGAATCCCTCAACATTATCTTCAATTTGGAAAAAAGATGGTAAAAAAGGATTAATACGTTATGGCGCAGTAGTTTTAAAAAGAGCTTTAACAAGTCCAAGGAGTCCTTTTTATTATAAGTATAAAAAATATTATACACATATTGATAGCTTTTATAAATCAACAGTAACTGATAGAATGAGGGATAAATATAAAAGTATTTATAATATACCTGAACCAATAGAAGTAAATTATACTTTAGAAAGACTAGAAAAAATAGACCAGTGTTTGGAAAAAATTTATTGGTACGATTCTAAGGTGTTTCAACTTTATTATTATGAAGGTAACACACTAGACTCATTAGCTAAAAAAACTGGTATTAGTAGAAATAGTCTATTTACAACTATTGACAAAGTTAGAGAATATATAAAAGAAGAAGTTAATGAATAAGTTTTTTACCAGTCAAGAAGTATATGAAGATAGAATTGCACTATGTAAAGATTGTGTATATTATTATAAGTTAACTGGACAATGCAAAAGGTGTTTATGTTTTATGAAAATTAAAGCACGTTTAGCACCAATGGAATGTCCACAAGGATATTGGCAAAAAACTACTACAATAGAAGC